GAGCTTGTAGACGTTCTGGGGGGAACGCCCTTGCAGGAGTCGCAAAATTGCCTCAGGCTTGTACGTCTTGTCCCACTTTGGGGGAATAGTCAGTGGTTCAGGCTCCGCACCCGGGCAGGTAACGCCGTTGACGGTGAGCCCCGGGTGGTAATGACCTCCGATGACTCTACCGTCCGCCGTAAAGACGGCCGCCCTGCAGCAACCATCAGTGGTAGACATTGCGTAATGCGTATGCCCAGCGGGCGTGACAGTAGTGATCGGCCCGTGGGTGTGTTTCCACTCGCCGTCGATGAACGCAACGAGATCCACCGTGCGGGACGCGTTAGCGTCCTTGATGTACTCTTTTGCGTCGACGGCCTTAGGTTGATTCAGAGGGGCATCCATGCCTTCAATGCGGAAAGCTATGCGGTCTGACTGATCGCAACGTGCCTCGACGATAGTGGCCGGGAACCATGCGTAAGAATACGCCTTGGCCCAGGTCACATCCATGGGAAGCACCATGTCGCGAAAGCGGTCCATAAGTCGCCCATTGACGACCTCATGACGGCACGTGATGAACCACAAGCGGTTGGACTCTCGTACCACCGCTAGTCCATTGAGAGTGATGGGAGTAGTCTCTGAGTAAGTGCGCCCCTTCCAGAAATTGGGCAGACGCACAGCGCGCACACCATAATTGGCGTGATTGATCATCTTGCTGCCTCTTGACATACTCTCAGGCTGTATTTCACGTATCAGCTGTTCCTTCTTTTTCTTGTTTGTTTTCTTGCGGGACTTTTTGGTCTCTTCACTTTCCTCTGGTGCTACGCCGGTAGCCTTGACAGGGCACCGCTCGGCGGTAACCTTGTGATGGTTGGCTTCAACAGCCTTGCACCGTTCAGTCCATGCCTCCAACACCTCAGGGAGTGACTCCGGGGTGGTGTAGAAGAAATGGTCAGTGTCAACCAATACCGCGGGCTGCGCTGCCTCGGGGCGCTTTGCCCGAATCGCGTCACAGACTCGCTTGGCACGCTGTTGAGCATGCTTCAAGTTGCGATCGCGGGCCTTTTCGAGGCTCGTGCGAGCGTGTCGCACCCCGTGATGCGCTCGGCCACGGTCTATCTCTCCGTGACCCTCATCAGGGTTGTACTCGTCATCGTCTGTGAACTCCTCAACGTCGTCCGGATCAACATACACAGCGTCTTCAGCCGCCTCCATAGCCTGCTCATCATAGCCTTCCCAGATGAGATTGACTACATCATTGTAGTCATCGTCATTCATCCGAGTCTTGACCATGATGGCTGAGCGAATGTGCTGCGACCGCAAATCATTGACAGCGATTTGCTTGCGCTTTTTGTTGATGTTTGGCATCTCCGGTGTGCTAGAGGGTAAACGTTCTGAGGCTGTTCCTTTCGCCTTCAAAGCCGTGTCCCATACATTACGCCAGTACGCCAAAGCTAGGAAGAAAGTCAAGTCGTCCTTGCCACCATTGAAAAAGCACGCATGAGTCATGCCCTTGACGGCTCGATCAGCCCATTTCTGGGACGCGTACTTGCCAATTTGCGGTGGTAGCGATGCAGACAACCCAGCTCGGCACATGAGGCAGTCGATGTTAGACCAATCCTCCACGCCGACACCAAGGATCTGCATAGAATAGTCCAGCTGCTTCATCTTCGGTTCCAAACAATGGAAAAGGATTTTTCTCACTCTCTGACGCTGGGCCTCTTCGACAGTCGCCGCGCCATAGGCGTGGCGCACCCAGCGATAAAGACGGTGCAATGCGAGGGTGACCACCAAAGCGACAGCGCCGCCCAATAGCGCTTGCCTCCGCCACATGGTCAGTAACCCCCACCAGTAGAGG